TAAAATGACAAACGTAAACATCACATCCACAAATATCGAGTTCACCTCAACGGGCTTGCCGTGGCTTAATCTAATCGAGCCAAAATGGGAGGCTGTGGATGAAACATCCTTTCACGTAATAACCGAGCAGGGCGTGTACTGCATCACAGTAATAGAACACAAACTAAATGCACAAAAGTTTAAGAGTTCGGAAGATGCTTTAACGTATCTGAATAATTTGTAAATTTACCCAACTAAAAACTACCCTTATGGCAGGCGTTAAAGTAACCGATTTAACCACGTTAGGAACGGCAGACCCAACGGATATCATGTACATCGTGGATACAACTGCGAACCAATCGAAGCAGATTGAAGTGCAAAACATCTATGACGGTTTGCCGCAGTTTGAAAGTGGTAACTACACGCCAACAATAAGCGGAGCGAATGATTGCACTCCTACGGTATTACGTGCGCTTTACAGCCGTGTAGATAATATCGTAACGATGAGTATTTACTTTGATGTTGATTTAGACGCAGGGGTCGCAAATGGCAGCTTCAATATTAGCCCACCAGTTGGTTCGACTTTCACAAACGCTCGCGATGCCTTTGGTGTTATAACGCCAATTACAAACCCTTTTTCTGAATTAATTAGTACATTTGTTAGTGCCGATACTGGCTCGAATCAAATTAGTATAGGGGTTGAGGTTTCGGTGCCAGATGCTGCAATAACCGTAGTCGCCAACATCCAATACATCATTCTCTAAATGCGCAGCACCTCGCTTCTCGGTCTGAATCTGATTAAGAAGTACGAGGGCTTGCGGCTTAGTTCCTATCTTTGCCCTGCTGGAGTGCCGACAATTGGATATGGCAGCACTCGCTACCCGAACGGCAAGAAGATTCTGCTCGGCGAAAAGCTCGCAAGTGAAAAGGAGGCAACGCAATTGCTACTCGCTACACTTGAGCCATTTGAAGCGGCGGTAAATAAGCACCTTCCGAATTTGAATCAATGCCAGTTCGATGCGTTGGTAGCATTCAGTTACAACGTTGGCACGGGTGCGCTGATAAAATCCACATTGCTAAAGAAAGCCAAAGTAAACGCAGCCGACCCTTCAATATTGGATGAGTTCCTGAAGTGGAACAAGGCAGGCGGCAAAGTGCTTACAGGGCTAACCAATCGCAGGCGCGAAGAAGCGAATTTGTATTTTTCACTTTGTAATAAATAAGCCTTATTTGCCCCAACGTTCGGGATGCTTTCGCGTAATTTAACCTATGCGAAAACGTGCTACCAAACCGAGGCGAATAATCGACATAATCGTAAAGCATTGGCGTAGCACAATCGGAAGCCTTATGATATTAGTTTCAATCTTTCTACTAATCTTTAAAGTTATTTCAACCGAAACACTTGCGGCAATTGTAGCAACCCTAATTGCCGCAGGATACATACCAAAAGCTAAAGACGATGCAGCAAGTTCGTAGAGATACAATAAAGACCGTGCGCCATAGTAAGGTAAATGTCGACACTATGAGCTGGGAGGCGGCTAATGCAGACACAAGCTTTGCGCAAGCTAACCGCGAAAGCTTTGAGGCTGTAATGGCACAGCCGCGAAAGGAGAAAGTGCTTACTGCATTCGACACAATTCAGCCATGCGATGTATCTTTGTTAGCGGCTCCAACGTACTATACCGTCAAACCTCAGCCTGTAAGAAACACCAAAGATTTGGAGATGCCTATGAACTACGATATACTGTTAAACGGCATTGTGTTCAGCTTCACTCTGTGGATGTCGGCAAAGTACCTTATGACATGCGGTGCTGCATGGTCAAATCTTTTGCAGGACTTACGTAAAGAATTAGCCTAAAAGTTCAATCCTTGCCTTATCTTTGCGATATGGCAAGCCTGCACATCCTTGAGTCGAGCATCGACCTCTTCTATGTGATCACCGACAAGGATGGCAATATCGTCACCTCCAATGATTTGTTCAAGGAGTACAGCAGCCACATTAAGCCCGGCAACATATTGGACATTGCGGCCAACGATTCCGATCGGGATGAGTTGCTAAGTGCAATCAGGAAGTCGCAGAAGAAAGCACCGGACCCGATTCGCACCTATGCCAAGACAAAGCAGAAGATGGCCTCTGAGCGTTACAATATGTGGAATATTTATTCCATTGTTGACATGCTGCACTTCATCGGTATTCAACTTGTCGATGTTACTTCCATAAGCAACCATGAGCATGAACGCCAGAAGATTCTTCTGGAAGAGTTCCGCTTCATGCTATCTCACGAACTTCGCCAGCCATTGACTTCAATCGGAGGCTTGGTGAAGATGATGATTGAGCACGAAAGCGCAACGGATCAGGAGCGCAATGATGTGATGAAGATGCTTGCAAATAGCGTTGATAAGCTTGATGATGTCATCAGGTTATTAGTTAAGAAAGCAACCAGGCAAATATGACCAACCTACCGGCGACCGATTGCGAATGTGATGAGAGACTTGTGAAGGTGCTGGCTGTTTATATTGCAGAAAAAGCTATGCCGCTGAAGGTGGCGGCTGATATCTTGCTCAATGAATTGCGCAACAAGGATGAGTACATCAAACGACTTAACGAACTAATACAATGCACCAGAGCAACATCAGCACACTGAGCCTATTGGCAATCTGCTTGTTTATTCTGCTTCTGCTATTGCGCACATGCGGTGCATTGAGTGAATCGGAAAGCAATGCCATGTATCTTGATTCCCTGAATTCGGAGTACACTGTGCGCATCGCGAAGGATAGCGCGAAGATATATTCGCAAGCCGTCAAGCTCGCGGAGTCAGGCACGAAGCTGCGAGCCTTGCAGCTGCGAGAGCCTGAAGTGGTGGTGAGGTATCAGACGCGGACCAAGATTAAGACCGAGCTGCAACTTGGCGAGACAGTCTACATCGACAGCTTTCCGCACTTGCGCCTGCCGAGGTCATTCAGCCGAGAGGGGAAGTTCCTTCAGATAGGTGGCTCAATAAACCGCTTAGGAAGGCTTCAAATCGATTCTATTATCATTCCGGTAAGTTATACCGTTGCAATTGGAGATACGCTGCGTAAGGGCTTGTTTTCGCGTAAGCGTGACAAGGTGGTTCGCCTTGGCATAGACAATCCATATGTAAGCATTACAGGAATGCACAACGTGATTGTAGCAGACAAGCCGAAAAAGTGGTATCAGACTCAAGTTGCAGGGGCGGTATTCGGTGGGCTTGTCGGCTTTGCGATTTGTCGCGCAAAATAATTGCGTTGATTATTAAGCACTTGCGATTTTTTACGCTGGTGGTTTGCTGTTTTCTTTGTTTAGGTATTGTGAAATCAAAATAAGGTTGTACATTTGTCAAACAAAACAATCACAGCCATGACAACAGCAGCCTTCACAGAAATCGCAACTCAGAGCATCAGCAAGCTATCGACTTCTGATTTAATGACTGAAATCACAAAATTAAATGCAGATAATTCAACCGCAGCAACTATGGTTTGGAGTATCGCAATGGACATTTTAATGGATAGAATTTCAGAAAACGACTTTATAACTTTTTGCAATACACTTTCCTAACCTTAACGGGGGCCCTAACCGCCCCCTTTTTTCCTTAAACTTTTACACCTTTATACACATGCACACACCAGAACTCTCAACAGCAACGACCTTCAAAAATTGGAAGGGCACAGAATTTTTCCACTACAATCACTTAACCGGCACAATGGTCATGGTTGTAAATGACGGATGCATCAAAGGGCTTTACACCCGATGCGATAGCCAAGCCGCTAACCTCGCACGCCAATACCATCGCAGCATGGAGCACGGCGTTGCACCTGAGAAACGCCTTTGGGATCCTTGCAAGATGGATGAATTCCACAACAACTTTGCACTCGTTACCGAGTATCTTCACGAACAATCAACTCAAGCACTTTTAACCTCAATTTAATCTTTAAACCATGAAAGCACCAGTAAACTCTGGCAATGGCTCAAGCCGCCAAATCGCTCCCGAAGGAGCACACGTAGCAAGATGCTACCAAATCATTGACAAGGGAACCACCTTCGACGAGAAGTGGGGAAACAAGAAACGCAAAGTTCAATTCTTATTTGAACTGCCAATGGAAACCGCAGTCTTCAGCGATGAAAAAGGAGAACAGCCGTTCTATGTTAAGACAGTATTCAACCTCAGCATGGGCGAAAAGGCATCACTTCGCAAGTTCGTTGAATCATGGATTGGCAAAAAGATGACCGATGCGCAAGCTGGAGACTTCGACATCATCAAGCTACTCGGCCACTCTTGCATGGTAAACATCGCACACAATGGCAAAGACGACCGCACCTATGCAAACATCATGAGCATCTCGCCGCTTCCAAAAGGGATGGCGTGCCCTCCAGCAATCAACGAACTTCTAAGCTATGACAGCACAGAGCACGATGATGCAGTATTCAACAAGCTGCCGGACTTCCTGAAGGATGACATCCGCAAAAGCGATGAGTGGATTGCTCGGACTACTGCCAAGCCTGCCGCTGTGCCTGCCCCAAAATGGGAAAGCACAACTGTAACTGATGAGCCGGATCTTGACAGCCTATTCGCTAACGACTCAGACGGCCTACCATTCTAAAAACAACAAAGGCCGAGGACACACAACACCTCGGCCTTACTCACATATCAAAACACATGAACAGCATCGCAAAGATAACAATTCCAATTGAGAAATTGTATCAGACAATAAATTCAGCTGAGGTATTGTCAGCCCAGCAAATAATCGAACGCAACAGCTATGAAGGCGTAGCGTATCCAATCGACAACGTAATGCACTACGCCGCTGCATCCAATGCCATAGCGGAAGTGAACAAGGCCATTAAGGCCATTCAAGATGCGCGCAAGATGGTCACCGGCCCTCTTGATGCCTACAAGAAAGAACTCATGCGCATCGAGTCCGATGCAACAATGCCGCTGCAAAGCTTCATCGCATCGACAAAAACGGCAATGCTGGAATATAACGCAGCTTGCGAGAAGCAATTCGCAGCCGAGCAAGAGAAGGCCACTACACTTGAGAGCCTTGTGGATAACACCGCTGAGGTGAGCATCCAGCACAGCCACATCAAAGGCATTCGCACCATCCGCCGCACTCGCATCAATGGCGAAGTAGACTGGATGAAGGTGCTGAGTGTCCTGTTCGGCTCTGGCATGTACAAGCCCGAAGACCTCACGCAGAACCTACTTAAGGCAATGGAGAAGTGCGGCGTGGATTCCATCGCAGGCATCGAGATTTATGAAGAGAAAATCCAAACAATAACACGATGAAGCATAACCCTACCAAGCAGGTGCGCGAAATACTTGAGCGCGTGCCTGCAACACGCAAGAGCGATGCAAGGCTAATCGCTTACGTCTGGGCCGACACAATCGGCTATGACAAACTCAATGCAACAACTGCAAAGGAGGTACTCGACATGATGAGCGAGGGCAAGCTTCCAGCTGCCGAAAGCATCCGCAGAGCACGCCAAAGAGCACAACGGTCTAACCCAAATTTGAAGTAATGACACGCGAAGACTACATAAAATACCCAGCGGTAAGCGCAAGCAGGATCAAACGATTCTACACGGGAGACATCAGCTATGCAAAGGCATCGCTTAACTATGGCAAGGACTTTCACTATTCGCTCCTCGAATGCGACTACTCAGAGATGGGCGATGCAGTCCGAAACACCTATGATGCAATTCACCAGGTGGAACTACTTGGTGAGCTATTCGACAAATCAGAGAAGGAGCGCATAGTGGTGAGTGAGCTCACAGTTGGAGATAAGACCGTACTCGCCAAAGGTGCGATGGATATCTGCTGGGATGAGATGAAGATAATCGCTGATGTGAAGACCACAACGGCAAAGAACTTGAAAGCCTTCGCTGATGACATGATAAAGCACTTCAACCATGTGCAGGCTGTGTGGTACTGCATGCTGATGGGCTGGGATCCGAAAGACTTCTACTACATCGGAGTGCCTCCAAAGGTCAAGAAGTCGGGGCAGTTCAAAGACCTCTACCTATACCGGCACAACCAGCAAGAGCTCGACCATGCTTACGAGCTAATCGCAAATTTCCTCAATCAATTCGATGGCAACTATGGGAAATAAGTATCCAAAAGAGGTCATTGACTACATCATCGAAGCATATCCAACAACGCGGACAGCAGAGATGGCTGAGGTACTCGGCATAAGCGAGAACAAGGTTTACCAGCTAGCGAACTCTCGCGGCATCAAAAAGACAAAGGAGTACATCCGCGAAATACATGGTCCTGTTGTGTCACTTGCCGGAATAAACAACCGATTCTACAAAGGCCAAGAGGCTTGGAACAAAGGAATAAAAGGACGTAACAACGCACCAGGGCACACGCTATTCAAGCCGGGCCATATGCCTGCAAACCACAAGCCTATCGGATGGACTCGCGTAGATGGCGAAGGCTACACATGGATGAAGATTGCAGAAGGCCGTCAAGGCTGGGTGATGATTCATCGCCTTGCCTGGGAACTGGAGAACGGCCCAATCCCTGAAGGCAAGTTCCTTCGCTTCATCGATGGGAACAAAGACAACTGGCAAGTCGAGAACCTCATGCTGGTAGATCGCGAAAGCAACATGCGACTTAACACAATTCACCGATACCCTGAAGAGGTCAAATCGGCAATGAAAATACTTTCTAAACTAAAACGTAAAATCCAAACACATGGCAAAGAACAAGATTGAACACCTAAGAGACCACCTATTCGAGACAATCGAGATGCTCAAAGATGGTGACATGGATCTCGACAAAGCACGCACAATCGCTGAGGTCGCTCAAGTAATTATTAACTCCGCAAAGGTTGAAGTTGATTTCATCAAGACCGTGCACGGCAACGGCTCGGACTTCATCCCAATGGATAAAAGACTTGAGGCATGAAAAAGCAGACAGCAGTTGAGTGGTTAGCACTTAAATTTTCAGAATCTTCAGAATATGAATTAGCAGAAAACATAAATATTTGGTTTGGACAAGCCATCGCAATGGAGAAGGAGCAGATACTTGAAGCTTATCGAGAAGGCAGAACAGACCAAGATAGCGGCATGGAGAAGTTTCACAATCGCAGCTCTGCAATGTACTACAACCAAACCTACGGCTAATGACCCTCCGCCCCTACCAGGAACGATTCATTAACAACATCGCTGCGAAGCTGAGTACCCACCGCAAGGTGGTTGCGCAGCTCGCAACTGGTGGAGGCAAGACTGTGTGCTTCGCTGCAATTTGCGACCGCTTCACAGCGCGCAACAGCACGGATATCCTAATCCTTGTGCATCGCGAAGAACTGCTCGCACAGGCCACTAAAGCCATTCGCCTCCAATCGCAAGCCGTGACCGCCGGCATGAAGTCGATACCGCATGCTCGCGTCTATGTGGCAATGGTTGAGACGGCATACAAGCGGCTCGACAAGTTCGCCAACATCGGGCTTGTGATTGTAGATGAGTGCCATATCGGTAACTTCACCAAGGTCATCGAGCACTTCACGCAGTCTTATATCATCGGCTTCACAGCAACGCCGCTTGCAGCTCGCAAGACCAATCCGCTGCGCATCTACTTCGATGACATCGTGTGCGGCATCGACATCCCAGAACTAATCGAGCAGGGCTTCCTTTGCCCCGAACTAACCTACTCAGCGGCTCAGATTGTGGACCGCGCAAGGCTCAAGATGAAAGCTGGTGACTTCGATGCAGCACAGATGGCGGCGGCATATAAAGCCCCTAAGTACATTGAGACAACCATAAACGCCTACAAGCAGCACTCACTCGGCCGCAAGACCATAATCTTCAATTGCAATGTTGAGCACTCTATGGCCGTTAACGCTGCGTTCCAATCTGCTGGATTCAACTCTCGACATCTCGATGCTGACTCGCCTGATCGCTCTGAGGTGCTCCAATGGTTCGCCAACACTCCCGATGCAATACTCAACAACATCGGAATTGCAACCACCGGATTTGACCAGCCCGACATCGAGACCGTAATCGTAAACAAGGCCACAGCATCAATGCCCTTATGGCTCCAGATGTGCGGACGCGGAGCACGGCCACACCCCGTGAAGCTCGCATTCACCATCATCGATCTTGGAGGCAACTGCATCACGCATGGCCTCTGGTCATCACCTCGCAACTGGAGCAATATCTTCCACAATCCAAAGAAGCCAGGCGAAGGGGTGGCTCCGGTAAAAGAGTGCCCTGATTGCGGCGCACTTATGCACACCGCCGTTCGCCTTTGCGATTGCGGCCATGCCTTCCCAGTAATCAAACCAAAGGACGAGGCCATCGAGAAGTTCATCCAAGTATCTAAGGCCATCGATGTAAAAAAGATAATTGAATCAAATGCACATTACAAGGATTATCGCTCTCTATATGTGTTAGTTGAGCAAGTTTTCAACAAGGCTGTGCGCATATTTCATAACCCGACACCTCAGCAACACGCACAAATCGAAAAAGAAATTCACGAACTTGCGAGGCTCTGGTGCCGCGAAAAAGGCAAACGCTTTGACCAGTTCCACAGGCAGCTCATACAAGATAAACTCACAGAACTATGCTCATCTCACACTACAACTCTATCTACACAAAACAAGCCGATGATGTCGAGCTCACTTCCTTTTTGGAAGGAGTCAGAACCGGCAAATGGCAGGACATAGTTCTGCAAGTTCGCGCAACTCCCGATAAGGAAGAACGCGATAAAAAGAAAAAATCAGCACCGCTAGTCACCATATCGGGGCAATTCACTGACCGAAAGGACGAGGCTCTCACAGCACACTCTGGATTCATTGCCATCGACATTGACAACATCGACAATCCTGAAGAGACCAAGAAGCTCATTCAAGGCGATAGCTACATCTATGCTGCGTTTACTTCCATAAGTGGACATGGACTATGCTTGATAGTGCGAATCGATGGCACACGCCACGCAGATGCGTTTAATGGCATAGCATCGTATTTGTACCATACCTACCAGCTAATCGTTGACCAGTCCGGCAAGAACGTCTCACGCGCTCGCTTCATCTCCTACGACCCTTGGATTCACATAAACACAAAGGCAATATTATTCAAGAAGTACCTTGCCAAACCTAAAGAGCGCAAGCTCGCAAAGGTAGCAGTCATCAAAACTGACTTCGATGCCATGATCGCTGAGATGGACCGCAAAGGGCTTAATCTCTGCGAAGACTATTCCGAGTGGATTCAAATCGCCTACGCATTGGTGTCTGAGTTCGGTGAAGGTGGTCGTGACTACTTTCATACGCTATCATCGCACTCAAGCAAGTACAACTCCGATGACTGCAATTCGCAGTACACTGCATGCCTGAAGAATCACAGCGAGAGCAAGGGCAAGCGGTCCACAATTGCCACAATATACTACCACGCCAAGCAGAACGGAATACAGGCATACTCAGAGCAGACCAAGGAAATCCTGCGCGCTGCGAGCTCGCAACGTGCCGCTGGACTTTCACCCGAAGCCATCGTGAAAAGCCTCGAAGTGGCTGGCATCAGCCCAGAGGAAAGCGCGAAAGTTGTCAATGAGATAGTAGCAAAGGATATTAAATTCAAATCGGAGAACGTATCCGCTGATATTGCGGCATTTATAAAGACTTTCGACCTGCGAAAAAACATCGTTACGCGCAATGTGGAACTGAACGGAAGGCCCATCGATGACAGTGACATCAACTCCATTTTTCTTGATTGCAAAGCCGTATTCAAAGAGGCCACAAAAGACCTGATTACTTCCATCATTTTCTCGAATCGTGTTGAGACATACAACCCATTGCATGAGTTCTTCGAGGAAGATTTGCACATCGCTGATGACTACCCGAATGTTGACATGCTAATCAACAGCGTAATCTCTGACACGCCAAACTATGACAAGTGGATAGGTAAGTGGCTGGTGTCCGTAGTCGCTTCCGCATACGGTCAACACTCACCTCTTGTGCTTATATTCTCAGGTGAGAAGCAAGGAACTGGAAAGACACATTGGTTCCGCTATCTGCTACCCAAACAGCTGAGGTACATGTTTGCTGAGTCTAAGATGGATGCAGGAAAGGATGACGAGATTCTCATGTGCAAAAAATGGATTATTCTCGATGACGAGTACGGCGGTAAGTCCAAGAAGGAAGAGAAGCGGCTAAAGGAGCTAACCTCGAAAGAGTTCATAAACGTGCGTGAGCCATATGGCCGCGTGTCAGTTGACCTTCGCCGCTTGGCCGTGTTCTGTGGTACATCGAACGAAACGCAGATACTCAACGATCCGACTGGGAACCGTAGGCAGCTGCCGATTCACATTATCGATATTGATCAGGAGATGTATAACAAAGTCGATAAGGTTGAGCTATGGCGTGAACTGTATGCACTGTACCGGATTGGATACGACTTCACCATATTGCGCGATGATATCGATTCGCTTAATGAGTCAACGCTGACATTCAAGCACTCGACTCCAGAAGAGGACCTCATCCACAAGAAGCTGATGCCTGGAAGCGCAACATCATTCGGTGAGTGGTTATCGCTTACCGAGATACAACAGTGCCTGCTTGTTGAAACGAAACTTAACTTCCTGAATCTGCAACGTATCGGCTCGATTCTCACCGCATTAGGCTATGAGAAAGACCGCAAGCGAAAGGGTTCTTCAATCGTCACAATGTACTATGTCAGCCGGAATCCGATGTAATTTGTTGCAGCTTGTTGCAGCTTGTTGCAGCTTTGTAAAAAGTAAGTTGCAACACCTTACGCCTACTCTCGTGCAGCTTTCAGAGATTTGTTGCAACTTACAACTTACTTTTTATTAAATAACAACATATATACACACACACACACATGCACACACACACACACACATGTATATATAGGGGCACTTTTTTGTTGCAAGCTGCAACAAATGGCTGCGCGCTTAGATGCTCTAAGCATACAGACGATTTTTGCCCTTGTTTTGACTGTTGCACCATCACTAAGCTGCAACAATTATGAGCGAAGTAAAAGCCCAAGCGAAGGCATTCACAAATCTCTGGAATGCGCGCCCCGACTTACGTGGAAGAGTTTTTGCCATCAACAATAACAGCATGAACGGCATCAAGGGAGCAATGAACAAAGCGATGGGAGTTGTGCCTGGAGTTGCCGACATGTGCTTCCTCAAGCCTGAAGGCAGAACATGCTGGATCGAATGGAAGACAGACACCGGCAAGCAGTCACCATTGCAGATCAGGTTCCAACAGCTCTGCCTATCTTTGGGCCATGAGTATCACATCGTGCGAAATGAAGAAGAATTCTTGAAGGTTATAAATGGCGCATAACGTTTTGCAGCTAAACGCTGTTGGCGATTTTAAAGACAAAAGTTTGATTAACCAAAAATGTTAAATATGAAAATAGAAATTTTGATTACCCACGAACCCGCCAATAGCGATTTAGGTGCTGTTAGCGGTGAGTTTAAACCCGCCTACGAATATGTTATTAAAAACATTAAGCAGGGGGATGGAGATTTTAGGAGCAAAATACTTTATGCCACAGTTGAACGAATTGGCGAAGGGATGGTATGCTCTGCAACGGTAGATTTTATATTGAGAACGTATTATGGGCGAAGGGATGAAGTTGATAACTACGAGGAAGTGTTAGGAATGTTTTTAGATTTTTACGATAAGCTCATTAGGCGGGTTTAAATGACCGCTAACTCTCCGATAGCCGCTATAAATTTTCGCATTATATGAGCACATACGCCAAGATCATCCAGTACATGACCGAGAAGCTTCCAGAGGAGTGCACGCTTGTGGATGGGCCGACAACTTACACCTCAACGCAGCAGGCGCATCAGTCTCTTGCGAGGTATCTGACAACAGCGAAGCCTGGCACATCAGTGCATCGAACGTATGCGGTGAAGGCATTCAACTGGCTGAAGCTTCTGCACAAGAATAATATTAATTTGCAAAACACAAACAAATAAATACATTTGCATCATGAACACACACAAACGAGGTCGAGGCGGTAGGCGATCAGGAGCTGGGCGCAAGCCGATGTACGGCGAAAGCATGGCAACGATATCCTTCCGCGTTCCGGCATCAGCAAAAGAAACTATTCGCCAGATGGTCCGCAATTATCTTTCGGGTTTGACAATCGAGCGCAAGCAACATGAGCCCGAAGACGGTTGCTAAACTTTGGCATGATAAATGCAATACACAATCAAAACACACACACTATGACACGAGCAGAATTAAAAAAATTAAACATCAAGCACTTCGGTTTTGATTTGTTTATGGTTAATCACCCAAACTATTCAAAGTGGGCCGATGAATTCCTAATGCTTAACCCAGATCCGGTTGAAGAAACGGAAGAACAGTATGAGTCAAATGAGAAAGACTACTACACTCTCGGCTGCGATAAATACCATGCTTGGAAAGATGACCAGCTATAACCACAAACAATGCACACGCCGGCTCAGAGCTGGCGTGTTTGTCGATTCGTCATACATGGGATCGCATTGCTACTTTGGATATTTAACGCACCCTGCACTTGAATTCGATGTTGCGGTTGCCTTAAATGTTGACGAGGTGCAAAGATTTGGCAACTTCAATAAATTAATCCTGAGCAAAGAGGGCGATGTGAAATATCGATTTGGCATACTTACACCAACGCAAGACAAGGCGAAGGTTGAAGGCTACACAGTGAAGGCGTTTATTGATGGTAAGATACGCCACTTGTTCATCTATCAATCGCAATTAGATGAGATGATCTACAAGGGCCACGCGATTAATGTAACACAAGAAAGCTTGTTTTTCGAAAATTTAGTAAATTTGTAACATGCCACTATTCCAAGGAGACAGCCAAGAGATAATCAGCATGAACATCCGCAAGCTAATAAGCGAGGGATATTCGTCTCAGCAAGCTGCGGCAATCGCACTTGCAGAGGCTGAGAAATTCCGTAAAGCACGCAGCAACCGATGAGAGTATCTTTCGACATCGATGGAGTGCTTGACACCTTAGCAGGGCAAGATATCGCAATTCGTGCCATCAATAAGGGCGATGATGTTTTTATCATCACAGCCCGAAATGAAGGCCGTGCTTCTGCTGAGGTGTTTGCGATCGCTACGAAACTTGGAATCCCTCGCTTGCGTATTTA